TACTCTAGCTGTAATACTTGTTACATCTTTTATTTGAGCATAATTATTAAACTCTCTATATGTGTAGAGATTTTCCAATCTATTCACAATTGAAGCTATTGACATATCTTTAAAATATTCAGCTGAATTAACAATGCTAGATGTTGTTCTTATACATCTAAATAGCTTTCCAGTATTTTTATCTAAGTAATATTCTCCTATTCTTTTTTCTCCAGCATCTTGTATAAAACTAGGATTAATTTGCCCTCCTGCAATAGCATTAAATTTATTATTTATCTCTGACATTTTGCTTTCTAACTCTTTTTTTGAATTATTTCCAATTATACTTATTTCATTTGTTTTAGTATTTTTAAAATTTTCTATTTCTTCTTTTAATTGTTCTAGTCTTTTTCTAACTTGTTCTTGGGCTTTTTCATCAGCAGTTTCACTTATATTTTCTATAATCTCTTTAAACTTTTTGTTAAAATCATCAAGAGGTAAAGTTTCTATAACTCCATCTGCATTCATATACCAAGTCGACGAAGGTTCTAATGGTGTTAGTATTTGCGTTTGATATTTACTATCAGTTTTTACTCCGACACTATTCAAATAACCTATTATATTATTTATATCATCTACGATTTTGTTTGTATGCTCTACAACCATACTTAACTCAGGGAATTTCTCTAAATATTTAGAAGCTTGTGCATTAAAAATCGATATTATTTGAAACTCAACTGCCTTATTATTAATATAATCATCGACTATCAATGTGTTTTTATTATCATTAGATACAGTTCTATAATTGCCTTTTGGAATAGGAATAAATGGACTTGTTTTTTCTCTATACAGAAAAACTGTATTTTCTAAGTCAATACCATTTATTTCATATCTTCCATTTCCTTTTTTAAATTCTCTTATAATTTTATGTAACTTACCTGTTTTAAAATCCATATTATCTCTATCTCCTTAAAAAAAGGCAAGAGGTTTATATCCCCTTACCCCTTTATTGATTAAACTTTAAATGTGAATTTTGTTATTTTTTCTGGTGCAATTACTACCACTCCAACAGATTTAGTTATTTGTAAATGCCAAGTTCTTCCATCTGTTGGCATAAATACCATATCTGTAGTTATAGAGTTTTCCCATTCTGCGAAACCAAATGTGTAACTTGGTATTATATAGAATGTTCCTTTTGCAACTTGTTCAGATATAATTATTTCAGCTCCAAAAAATGTTAGAGGAGTATCTCCTGTACCTCCACCAAATGCTGCTTGATAATCCCCATTTATAAAGATTTCAGATGAAGCAAGAACAGAATAGTCCTCTTCATTCATTACTATAGCTACACCTTTCTTTTGGTCAATACCATTTTTAGCCCATACATGTGCACTTCTAACTCTTTGAATTAATATTTTTATATTTTCTATATCATCAACTGTTTTTGTATTTTTACCTGCTGTTGCAAGAGTTCCAGCTGCTGCTATTGCTGCAATTATTTTTTCATCTTCTTTTTGTAAAACTGCATTTGTCATAGATGAAACTATTGGTGATTTTAAATCTAGTTTTGTCTTTAACATATCTGTTTCTGCTAACTTATCTTGAGATGAAATTTGTGCTATATTTGCTTGAAATTTATCAAAATCTCCGCCTTCTCCTGTGAAAGAGTCATTAAACATTGATGGAATTCCATCTTTTGCTGTTGCTTTCTTCTTTCTGTAAAATGTGTAAGATTCCCCACCTTTTGCATTTCCTCTTTCTGCCATTTTTTTCAATCCACTAGCTTTTAATGTGTCTTGTGCCATTAAAACTGAAGTTGCGAATTGTTGTTGTTTTGTGTTTGTTGTTGTTGACATTTAATACCTCCTATAAACCTAATGTTTCTTTAAAATATTTTTTATCTTCTTCTGTTCCAATTATTGCCAATAATTCTTTTGCTTTCCCTTGAACATCTGCATTACCTATATTAGCTCTCAAGTATTCATTAAATTTATCTACTGCTTGATAGCCTGTTAATCTTGATGTTCTACTTTCTCTTTCTGTTTTTGCTCCTATACTTGCTCCTGGAGTCATATTTTTAACAAGTGCATTTACTACTTTGAAAGCAATAGGATTAGTCATTATTTCATCATAATATTTACCTAGATTGCTTTTATCTAGTGCTTGTCTTAATTGTGTTCCTGTATATTTATAACTTTGTTTCTCTTCCATTGTTAGAGAAGTATTTAATTCTTTCATAATACTATCTCTGTCTTTTGGAGTTTCTGATAAGTTTTCTTCCATCAAAAACTCAATTTGTGCTTGTGTAAAACCTTGCTCTTGATATCTCTTTGCATATTCTTCTATATAAGGTAAAGAGCTTTCATCTATTCTTCCTTTGAATTTGGAAAAATCATATCCACCTAAATTATATTCTTCTGTAAACTCTATATCATCCACAGTAAATGGTTTCTTTTCTTCTACATCAGTGTCAGCTTCATTATTGTTTTCTAAATTTTGATCAGTATTATCTAGAATTTCACTGTTTTCTGATGTGTTTTCTAGTATTTCATCTTCCATTAATTAGCCTCCTTTTCTTCATTAAACTTTAAATCTGTCATTAATTTCATTATTAAATTTCTTTTGTCTGGATATTTTCCTGTTATCATATAAGCACTTTCTCTATTCCGTTCTTCTTCTAACAAACATTCTTCTAGCAATTTATATAAATCGTTGTTACCAGTAAATTTATCTAAAAGTGTTTGATATTCCGTTCTATGTTCCATTAAATACTCCCATACTTTCCTTAATTTCTTCTCCTATTCCTACATCTTGACGTTTTCCAATTCCTTCTTGAACCATAGCCATTTTTTGCATTTGTTCTAATTCTTGTTGTTGTGCTATCAGCCGTTTAATTTCTTCTTTGCTATTTAATACATCTAATGGCACTCTCATTTTCTTACTTGCCCAGTCTATCAATTCATCTATTTTAAAAATAAATTGTCTTTGTGCTTCAGGTACAACTTGCGATAAAGTTATATAGAAATTTATTGTATTAATAACCTCATCACTTCCAGCATTACGAGTAAGTTCATTTACATATTGAATTTGTGAAATATTTATATAACTTTTGTTCTCTTCTGTATCTAGTAAGCCTTTGCTATCCATAATGTAATAAGCATTCATAAAAGTAGGCTCTAATAGTTCTGTATTTATAAGTTCGTAAGTTCCACTAAATTCTTTTCTAAACATCTCATGTCTTAAAGACATTTCGGTAGCAGATCTATTTTTAGTATCAGATACATCTCCCAAAGGTTGAGCCATAAATGCTTCTCTTATCTTTTGCTCTGCTCTCTCTATGTCTTTTTCTATTGGCAATAGATTAGTTCCAACGTTAATTGGCTCTACTCCATATCTATCTCCACCTATTCCACTTCCAGCATAGTTTTTTGCTCCAGATTTTAAACTAACTTTATTTATTAAATCAATACTTCCATAAAAGTTTAATGGAGGGCTAACAATTTTTTCAGCATGTTTTTTTCTTTTTTCTTTTAAATCTTTCAATTCTTTGAATAAATCTAAGTTCTCTAAACCTATGCCAATTCCCCAAGGATTAGAACTATTTATTTTCCATCTAAACACTGTATAAGGGTTGTAATTTAATTCTCCCTCATACAAAATTTCTTCAAATGCTTCTGTAAAAAGCCCATGATAGTATTTATACATACTTGTATCTTCGTCAAAAACTCCAATAACACACTCTATAATATTTATCTTTTCGTCAAGTTTTTCCTCATTTAAACCTTTTGGTGTCGCGATGGGTAAATGACCAAATAAATCGTTTATATCATTTAGATTTTTATCTACATATACTTTGAATATAATGTTAGGTTTTCCCAAATTATCCTCTAAAATATAGATATTGTCTAAGTTTTGATAAGCATAGGTAAAGCATTTAGTATTGTCTTTTAGTTCTATAATCTTTCTTATACCAGTCCCAACTTTTATACAGTCCAATAAAGATTTCGATGTTTCTGTATAATAGTTAGTATTATCATTGGTAAAATAAACTGTATCTGAATTATTTTCTAACACCTTATTTATTTCATTTTCTTGCGTTTCAGCAGTTGCTCCATCTACACCAGATACTTTTTTCAAAGCTTCTTGATTTACTTTTACTGTTGCCCATCTTCCAGATTTAGAAAAGATTGATGACATTATAAAGTTACACAAGAAGTTTTCGCTTTTTAAGATTACGCTTTCTACTCCTCTGTTACTTTGCTTCTCTATCGTTCCACTATCTTTAATACTAAAATTTACATCGGTGTATTCATATACTTCATTGTATACTCCTCTTATGTCTTCTTTGTACTTTTTTGCATTATCATAGTAGAATTCTAATTTTTCTTTTGTTATTCCTAATATCATAAGTTACTCCTATAGCTTTCTTTTAAAAGCTTTTTTTAACTTGTCAATATCTTCATCATCTTCAGTTTTAAAATCATTTTTAAAATCATTCGTAGCATTAGAATAGTCTACAGTTGTTTTTGGCTGATTAAAATTTTGATTAACATTTGTCTTAGCAATAGTTCTTGTATCTTGTTCTAATCTTTGATTAAAATCACTTTCAGCTTTTCTCTTTTCTTCAGCTTCTCTTAGTAATTTAGCTTGTTCTTCTCTAGCTCTTCTTGCTTCGGCTTCAGCTCTATCAGCTTCTTCTTTTCTCCTTCTGTTTTCCTCAGCGATTTGCTTTGAAAATTGTTGTTCTTGTCTAAAAGCATCTTTTTTAGCTTGTTCTAACATTCTTTCTTGATTTCTTTGTGCATCTGATTTCCCTAATAATCCACCTGTTAAATTTCCTGCCAGTTTATTAGCACCTTTTCCAATTTTTTTTAATGCTCCACCAAAACCTCCACCACCCTTACAATAAATTTTTTGCTCATATTTCTCTTTTAAGTTCATGATATACCTCCAGTACTGAATATCTTTCATTTTTGTAATGTTTCGTTTTATATTTTTTTATTAAATGCTTATGAAAATTGTAAGCAGTTTTATTTTCTATAAAACACCACATGCTTATTTTTTTATAATGTTGTAATCTCTTGTCAAATAATTTCATTAATTCATAATAAGAATTTTTATCATATTTACTTTTATTAAGATTTATAATTCCAAAAAAACAATCATTATCATAATATGTAAAATCAATATAATATTTTTTATCTAATAAGTAAGCTGAATCAGGATAATTTATTTTTTCACCTTCATCAAAATAGTATTTATAGTATTCTTTACTTCTTAAGTTATTAATTTTGCTTTCTATTACATTTATTTCATTATGATTAAGCTTTTTAATTCTCATAACTTCCCCAATCTAAGTCTTTTATATTTTTTTCATATACTTCTAAAAACATTCGCATACAATAATATTCAAGTGCATCGCATGTATTACTTGCTGCAAGTCCTCTGCCATGAACTGGTACTCTTAGATTTTCCCCAGTAGAGTTATCTATTTTCCACTCATATGCTTTCATAAGTCTTACCATATCCCTAACACTAGTACAGTCTAAAAACTTAATTTTATGTTGTTCTATACTGTGTCTTGTTATCTCAATAGTCTTATTAACTTCGTATGCTCTTAGCACTCTAACATTTCTAAAATGTTGGTTATATGCTTCTCTTCTACTTGTTAGATGATCAATAGCATCTTGTCTATTTCTAGCATCGTGAGGCAGTATAACCTCTACATCTTTTATATTATGTTCTTTCATAAATGCTTTTATGTACTCTATATAATGTATTGTTGCTTTATCTGTATTAGCATAATGATGAATTATAGTGTTGTCTATTGTAAAAACTAATGCTGTACTGTCGTTAATTCCTAAATCTTCACTAACATATAATTTTTTGTTAGATATATTCAAATCTTTTATCCACTCAGCTTGTGATAGACTATATCCATAAATACTGCTCTCTCTAGCTACATCTAATTTACAAAGAAGTTCTTCATCAAACTTGCTTTTAGACATCATTTTTTTAGTATTTTCTAGCTTTTCATCAGTCCAAATTTTGTTTCCATTATCATCTACTGCTCTTGGATCTAAAGCATTCATTATGTCTTTATAATATCTATCATCTGTACTTTCTATTATTTCGTTAAATTGACTGCCTAAACGGGGGGTACTTACTAAAATTAATTTCCCATCAACATTTTCTATTGCTGGCAAAAGCAAATCTAATAAAGTCGGGTTTAATTGCATAGCCGTTTCTGATGATACTACTAAATCCAAGTTACCTCCAACCTTTGTGTCTGCAACTCTACTATCGACAAAATAAATAATGGATCCATTTTTAAATCTTATAGAATTATCAGAATGAAACAGCTTATCAGATTTTTCTGGAAGTTTTAAAGCTTTTTTACTGATAATAGCCTCAAGTATTCTTTCCTTTTCATTTGTAAACCCCTCCAAGATCATCATCTTCCCTTGTTTTATGGTTGGGAAAATATAATAGACAATGCTTCTTGGTTTTTTTATACATTCCCTGCAAGCTACATATAAAGCGAACATATCTTTCCCCATTCTTCTACACCAGCAAATAGCAAAAAATCTAATGCCTTCATCAAATTTATTTACAAATTCTTGTTGATATTTGCGAGGTTTAAAAATCAAATAACTTTTCTTTTCTTCTTCTCTAGCTTTCAATACGCTTTCTAAATAATTAATTATTGCTTTCATCTGTATTATTCTCCAGCTCTTTTATATACTCTAAAACTTTTATGATATCTGTATCTGTCATACTTTCTATTTTTTCTACTAACTCTAACGCTAAAGAATTTTTATATTTAGATTTTTCTAGTTCAAATCTCTCTAATCTTTCTAATCTATTAAGCTCTAGTATTTCTTGTTCAGTTAATTCATTTTGTTTTAAAGTATCTTGAAGCTCTTTAGATATTCCAAAATCTCTTAGCTTTTGCCAAATTCTTTCTTTAGCTTCTGTATTTATATAAAATCTATCTTCTTTATTTTGTGCTATCTCTTTGCTGTATTTCTCTCTTAAAGATTTTAAATAATCTAGTTGCTTAACTTGTAATTTCTCTTTACTGCTTAATCTTTTAACAATATCTATTGTTGTGTTACTTTGTGTAGCAGCTTCTTTTAAACTTGCTCCTGTTTCTATTAAAACTTTTGCTTTTTCTTTTCGCTTCTTTTTTTCGCTTTTGCTTTCGTTTTTAATTTCGCTTTCGTTTTTGATTAAATCTTTTTCATATTCTTTTCTATATAGCTGTACACTTCTTACACTTATATTTAATGTTGCTGCTATTTCTTTGTTATCTTTCTTTTCTATTATTAGTTTATAAACTTCTTGTCTTGTACTCACATCTTTCAGCACCTCCAAGCAGAAAAAATAAAAAAATGGGACACATAAAAAGTTGCTTATATTTCTATAAACTTCTTCTTATATATCCCATCTACTTTAATTAAATTTTGATTGTAAGATATCTTTTATTTATTTTAAAAAAAATTTTATACTTTTTTCTATTGATATTATTGGACTTTTCGAGTTCTACAAAAATATTAAAAAAATATTTAAAAAAAAGTATTGACATAGGTTTAAAACTATGTTATTATAAAAGTACCTCAAAGGAAGGAGGTGATAAAATGAAAATCCAATTTATAATTGTAATTGGTTCTTGGTCGTTCTCGATTACAATTACTAAAAAAGATAAGTAATTTATCCCCCTCTCCCAGAGGGGTAAAACTAAGAGTGATAAACTCTAAGCCTTGACACTTAGATTATATCACTTCTTAATAAAAAAATCAAGTAAAATCAAGGAGTGATGAAGATGTTAAAAGAATTAATGAACCACAATGAACTAGGAGTAAAATTTTACAGAGATGAAAACACAGTAATCTTTGTAGAAGATGAAAAAATAGGAGTTATCTTAAAGTTATCTGTCTATGAAAATATATTTATATTCCATAGACAAGAAAATGATGTCGAAGCTATTAAAAGACAAATAGAAATAGCTAGACATTATGATGAAGTAATGGCTGGGACTTGGAGACCAGCAACTGAAAGAAAATTTAAAAGAATAAGATAGAGGGGTAAAAAGCCCCTCACAAATTAAGGAGGAAAGATGGAAGAAAAAAAAAGAAAAGGTTATAAAACTAAAGAGGGACAAAAAGAAGCTGATAAAAGATACCTTGAAAAACACCCAGAAGCTAAGGAAAAGAAAAAAATATCTGCTATGAAAAGCAATGCAAAAAGATTCATAAAAGAATTTGCTAAAATAGAAGATTTAGAAGAACTTGAAAATTTAATAAAAAATAAAAAGATGGAGGTTTTGAAAATGAAAGAATTAAAAAAAATTTACAAAGAATGGAGAGAATTAACAGAAGGACTTATGGAAGATTATCCAAAAACTTCTATCGATTGTGGAGAAAGTGGAGTTAGAGAAGATTTTAGCAACTATGCAGAACTTCAAGAAATCATTTCTTTTGAAAAAATGTTAGAATTAGAAAAAGAATATAATAAAAATAATTAATACAAAAATAAAAAGATGAGTTTTTAATGCTCATCTTTTTCATTTTCCTTGATTTCATCTAAAATCTTTTTAATTTCTTCATTTTCATATCTTTTATTTTTAGAAAATATTTGGATCTTGCCCTCTTTTATTTTTATTCTGTATTCTCCATCTCCTAATTTTTTTATTAAAAATGGAATATGTTTAACTTTTGCTAAACTCATTCTTGTAACTCCTCCACTTCTATCACAAAATAATCTCTATCACAGCCTAATTTCTTAGTTGATTTTAGTTCATAGATAAAACTATCATCTGTATAAAGAAAGCCGTTAAAACTATCTAATATAGCTTTAAAATAATTATCTATATCTTTTTTACGGTTATCTTTGAAATATAATTCTATATTTACTTTTATTTTTCCTGTAAATGTTATATACTTCTTAGATTTAATATACCATTGTACAGATTCTCTAAACTCTCTACCTTTTTTATTAAGTCTTAAACCTTTTCCATCTTTATTTATAGACCAATGGTCATTTACAGAATCAGGCTTGTATGGAATTTCAAATCTTTGCTTCATCTTATCACTTCCAAATTAACATAGCTATTGAAAGAGCTTCTAAAACTATAACAAAACTTAGAAAAATATTAAAATCTCTTATAATTTTATTTTTACCTTCTTGAAATTTATAAGCAGTTTCCCACTTATCAGCCATATTTTTATTAAATTCCTTATAATATTGTTCTATTTCCCTTGCTTTTTTTGCTCCTTTCGCTTCTGTTATATAAAATGCTCTTTCAGATTCAAGCCTTTTATTTCCTGCATTTAAAATTTGAATTTCTTCTTTTAATTCATTAATTTCTTTAACATAAGCCTTGTTGTCTTGCTTATTATGTCTTAGATTCTTAACTAGATTTAATAAATAATCTTCACATTCTTTTATACTGTTTAGCTTAGAAGCATTAAAAGTAACTCCCGCTTCCTTGTTAGCTTTTGTTATAAAACTTCTTAAATAATCCCTTGTTTCTATTTTTTTAATTACCATCTGTTCCTCCTATATTTTCTATAATTTCTTTTATTTGTTTTATCCCTTTTTTATCAGCTTCAATATCTCTTTTATACTCTATTTTTTGAGTGTTTGGAGTAACTAAAGTTAATGTTTTTCCCATATCCTTATAACCAATTTTGTTTATAGTTTGTGTCCCATTAGTTACATCAAAATATCCTAGATAATACTTACTCACTTCGTAATTATTTCTTGTGTATGCTTTGTAAACTTTAGCA